TAAGACTATACAGCGCCAGCTCATCCGACCAAGGCACGCCAGGCATGTTAATGCTCGACGGCCACAAGATCTGTTACATGATGGAACTGCCCGAGCGCGACAACCAACCCAACTTCTCCCGCATCCCCCGTGGCCGCTATCTCGTTAAATATCTACCCCGCTCAGGCTCCGGCAAATATCACGATGTCTATCACATTACCGACGTACCAGGTCGATCCGGCATCCTAATCCACGGGGGCAATTACGCCGGCGACACTGATTTAGGTTATCGCACCGACTCCTGGGGCTGTTTTCTACCCGCATCCCGTATCGGTGCCATTAATGGTCAAGTCGCAGGCTTGGCAAGCCGAGCAGCGCTCAGAAAATTACACCAAGCAACGCAACGACAAGATTTTTATTTGGAGGTTTACTAATGGATATCGGCACTATTTTAGCGGGCATTGGTTCCGCAGCATCAGGCGGCCTACTCGGCGTATTTGGCACAGGCATCAAAATGTGGGCAGACCACAAAGCAGAGCAAGCCAAGCAAGCGTTTGAACTGCAAATGCGCAAGCTCGACCAAGAAGAAATGACACTTGAACATAGTTTGCGAATGAAAGAAGTCGAAGCCGAAACTAAACGGGATATTGCTGTTGCCAGTCAAAACCGACTGGCTACCGAAGCCCAAGCTGCTGCCGACGTTGAGCAAGGTGAAATGGCATTGGTCAAATCCAGTTACAGAATGGATAAAGCAACCTATGGCGGTGGGTTTGTGGATGCAATACGCGGATTAATGCGACCGACCCTAACCCTTTACTTTGCGATCTTGATGGCCGTCATCTCTTATCAGTTAATGCAAATCAATAATGGCCAGTGGCTTGATGCAAGTGAAGCACAGACCATGCTCAGAGATGTTGTTAATGCCTGTATCTTCCTAGCGACCACTGCCGTCACTTGGTGGTTTGGCTCACGCCCGGTTAAGCGGGGTTAGCATGGATATTGATTATGAGTTCTGGAAGTTTTGGATAGCTGTGCTCAACTTTTTTGGCACAGTCGTTTTAGCGGCATACATTTTTGTGACAAGCAGGAGCCGTGTAAATACCAGCTCGATCAAATCGATTGAAACCGAGTTTTTAGCCAAGCACAGCGATATTGTGCAAAAGCATGACGAAATCAAGGACAGGGTTATTCGCATGGAAGAGCGACTGCCGAAAGATCAAAAAGAAGATTTAGTGCTAATCCATAACCGGCTCAACAAGCTATCTGACGAGCAGCACACCCTGTCTGGTGAGTTTAAACAAACCAGTGAAGCGGTTAAACGAATCCACGATTATCTGATTACAAAAGGACATTGAAATGAGCCACAAAAACTTTGCGCAACTCGAAACAGAAGACCAACGCCGCACTATTTTAGAAGTGCTCGAACAAGACCCCGGCTATGCGCATAACGCCAACGTGATTCGGCGCGCACTGTCATCAGTTGGGCATTCGGTCTCAAGCGACAAGCTATTAACCGAGCTATCCTGGCTGCAAGAACAAGGTATGGTCGAACTCGATGAAGTGATGGGGTTAACCATCGCCAAGTTGACTCAACGCGGTGCAGATGTCGCTCAAGGTGCCGTTAATGCACACGGCATTGCTCGCAAGGGGTTTTAATATGGCTCGCCAATCCACTGTCGAAAAACTGCCACAAGACATTTTAGAGCAACTGCAAGCCTTGTTGCGTGACCCGCGCATCACCCAAATGGAGGCCACTGCCTTAATTAATGAAGTGCTTGAGCGCACTCAAGTTGGCATTGAAGTTTCCAAAAGTGCCGTCAATCGCTATGCCCGGAAAATGGAAAAAGTCGGTGCAAAGCTGCGTGAATCACGCGAAGTCGCCAAAATGTACATTGATCGATTCGGTGAAGATCAATCCGGTGAAGTCGGCAAGCTCGTAAACGAGATGATACGCACCATGGTGTTTGACATCATCTTAAAAATGCAAGGCGAAACCATCGACCCAGACATGGCACCCGAACTCGCCAAGATGATCAAGAACCTAGCCCTATCCATGCAGCAGCTTGAAAACGCCGCCTCAATCAACTCCAAGCGTGAAGCCGAAATCCGTAAACGTGCTCAACAAGAAGCTGTTGATGCAATGGAAGATGCTGCCAAGTCACAAGGCCTGACAATTGAAGCGGTTCAATCTATTAAAAACCAAATCTTAGGAATTACATGATGACTAAGGTTGCTCAAGTTGAGCATGATGTCATCTACGAATATGACTCAAACGAGGTGCTGCTTCAATATCAAAAAAAATGGATAGCAGATGACTCCCCTCTGAAGATTGCTGAAAAATCACGTCGTACAGGTTTAACTTGGGCGGAAGCAGCTGATGCAGTACTTTGTGCCAGCTCTGAGAAATCAGCTGGCGGTACCAATCATTTTTATATTGGTTCCAATAAAGAGATGGCTATCGAATTTATTGATGCATGTGCCATGTGGGCAAAGATGTTCAATAAAGCAGCGGGAGAAATCGAAGAGGAAATATTTGAGGATGAAGATAAAGATATCCTGACTTTTAACATTCGCTTTGCTTCAGGGTTTAAGATCCAAGCGCTATCCTCTAACCCCTCTAACCTTCGTGGTCGCCAAGGTAATGTCACCATCGACGAGGCTGCCTTTCATGAGCGATTAGCCGAGGTTCTAAAGGCTGCCCTCGCCCTAACCATGTGGGGAGCCAAGGTTCGCATCATTTCAACCCATAACGGCTGGGACAATCTATTTAATGAGATTATTCAGGATTCACGTGCAAAAAAGAAACGCTATTCAGTACACCGCATTACGCTAGATGATGCCTGTGAGCAAGGTCTTTACAAGCGCATTTGCCAGATTCGCGGCATTGAATGGTCTCAAGCTGCTGAAGATGAATGGAAAGCCAATCTGCTCAAAGACACCGCAACCCGAGAAGATGCCTTAGAAGAATACTATTGTGAACCCAAACAAGGCGGTGGTTCTTATCTAAGCCGCATGCTAATTGAGTCCTGCATGTTTGATGCGCCTATTATCAGATATGAAGGCACTACAGAATTTAACACCTGGCCGGAGCATTTGCGCAAAGCGGAAATAGAGGATTGGTGTCGCACCAATCTATTGCCCTTGCTTGAAAGACTAAACCCAGATGAGCAACATGCGTTTGGTGAAGACTTTGCCAGATCTGGTGATCTAACCGTGCTTAGTCCTATGGCATTAAGCCAAACGCTTAAACGCAGCGTGCCATTTTTAGTGGAGCTTAAAAATATCCCCTTTAAAAATCAAGAACAAATTGTGTACTACATTTGCGACCGCCTACCGCGTTTTATGGCGGGCAAGTTCGACGCACGAGGCAACGGGCAGTACCTGGCTGAGCAAGCTGCTTATAAATACGGTAGCCGCATTGAGCAGGTCATGTTAAGTCAAGGCTGGTACCTGGAAAACATGCCAAAAATGAAAGCCGCCTTTGAAGATGACACGATAAGCATCCCTAAAGATGCAGACGTTCTCAATGACCTGCGTGCCATACAAATAATTAAAGGCATTCCAAAAATACCCGACGGCCAAACTGACAAAAAAAAAGGTCGTCACGGCGATGCAGCCATAGCCATAGCAATGGCCTATTCCGCATCACTTGAAGATTTATGGGAAGCCGACTGGACAGCCGCATCCAAAGCGAACGAAACAAATGAGATGGGCTATCGCACTGACGGCCACTTTAACAAGCAAGGAGCCTGGTAATGGCTAAAAGCAATATCATCGACCCCAAAACTGGTCAACCATTTGAAAAAGCAGCACTGGATACCGTACAAACTGACGAAGCCCGTATATCCGGTTTAAGTCTACGTTATGACGAACACCCATCCAGTGGGCTAACCCCGCATCGCTTGGCTCAAATAATGACTGATGCCGAACAACACCAACTAACCGATCAAGCCGAACTAGCCGCAGATATGGAAGAAAAAGACGGCCATATCTTTGCTGAACTACAAAAGCGCAAACTAGCCCTGACCACTGTCGCATGGAAAATCACTCCTCCGGTTAATGCCACCAAACAAGAAGCCGCAATTGCGGAATGGCTTACCGAACGCCTTGCCCATCTCGATATGGCCGAAATCATTATGGATATGGCAGATGCCATCCTTAAAGGCTATGCAGCTCAAACCATCGAATGGCAATTGATCGAAGGCAGTCGCGTACCCGTCAATCTGGAGTGGGTGCCCCAAAGCTGGTTTATGACGCCCTTTGAAAATCATAACCAATTACAACTGATCGGCTCGGATGGGTTGGGTCAAGACTTATGGCCGGGCGGTTGGGTTGTCCATCAGCACAAATCAAAGTCGGGTTATTTGGGTCGAGCCGGGTTGGTTCGCGCCCTGGCCTGGCCTTACCTATTCAAAAACTA